TTCTTTTTTTTGTAAATCTTCTTCAATTACTTCAATCCTATTTTTAAGATTCTTCATAAGGTCGGCTTTTATTAATGTTTATTGATTATAAATAAGCCGAAGTTTGATTATCGCCTCCAATTATTTATAAGTTCTAGTATTTCTTGAACATAATCGCCATTGTCTACCTTATCACCCATCACGGTTTCAAAGATGTCTTTCTTCTTTTTGAGTATGTCATAGATGATTCCTTCCACCGTATTGTCAAAAATTGGATAATAAACTAATACATTATTTTTTTGTCCATATCGGTAACTTCTATCCTCTGCTTGGGAGTGGTCTGATGGTAAAAAGGACAAATCGTTCATTACAACCGCCTCACCCGCTGTCAATGTAATACCAACACCAGCGGCTTTTATGTTCCCAACAAATACCATAACACTTTCATCATTCTGAAAACGGTCAACGGACAATTGTCTTTCTTTTTGGGACATTTGTCCATCAAGTCTAACAGCACTTTTTCCAAAATGTTCTAATATCATCTCCAATGTTTTGGTAAAGTTAGTAAAAACAATCACTTTCTTACCTTGTTCAACAATGTTCTCACAAATTTCAATTGTTGATGGAACTTTTTCTTCGGCAATCACCTGTCTTACTTTTGTAAGTTTGGTAAACTGAAGTGTTAATGAATCAGAATCGCCATTTTTATCGTACCAATCATAATACTCACCCATTAAGGCTTCATATTCTTTTGATTTTAATCTTAAGTAAACTGGCGTGATAATTTTATCGGGTAAATCTAAAACATTTTCCTTTAATCTTCTTAATACCAAAGGTGCGGTTCGGTCTCTTAACTCTTCCAAGTTGGATGCTCCACTGACATTCCAAATTTTTCTTCTTCCTGCTTGGAATTGGAAACCATTACAATACCTTTTAACGTAAGCCATCCAATTTTTAGCCACAGGACACTCAATTAAGTTCAATAAATTGAAGTAATTAATTGGTCTTGAAGTAATTGGTGTACCTGTTAACAACCAAAGCCTTTCAACATTGGATACAAAGTCATTGATTAACTTGGTTCTTTGAGCTTGTTTGTTTTGAATGTAGTGTGCTTCATCAATAATCACCAAATCAAACTTTGTTTTCAATAAAACAGAATCATCTTTCTTTTTTTCATCATGGAAATTTTTAATGATGTCATAATTAATGATAACAAAAGTACCATCTTCCCATTTTTTACCTTCAATGATTGATGTTGGTTTGTCCGAATAATTTTCAATCTCACGTTGCCAATTAATCTTCAAAGATGCTGGACAAATAATTAAAATCTTCTTTGCCCCCGTTTCCAAAGCGGCAATAATGGTTGATGTTGTTTTACCCAAACCCATATCATCAGCAAGAATAAACTTTTTATTCTCAACCAAAGATTTAATCGCGTCTTTTTGGTGTTCAAGTGGTGGACGATGAGAATATTTTTCATAATCAATTACGACATCCTTAACTTTGTTGTCTTTTATCAAGGCAACCTTTGGAATCCAAAAGTCATAGACTTGTTCTGATTCAAAATATTTTCCCCAAATATGATAGGCGGTATCTTTTTCAACCAAAAGTTTTTCAACATATACTTTTGTGGGTACAGATGAAAGTAATTTGTCATTAGCAATTTTTTGGGCAAAATAAGAATCAAGTTCCACCCATTTCTTCGCAACCTTTGGTGCGGTTTCGTGATAATTTATAATGTACTCTGCTTGAGCACGGGTTGGATAAAACTTTTTGTTATCAATCTGTTTTTGTCTTAAACGTATGATGTAATTATTGGCACCCTGATACGTCTCTAATAAATCAAGAGCTCTTCTTTCTAACACAGAGACATTATATGTGTTTTCAGTATTTTCCAATCTAATAAAAGATAATCAATTTATGTATATTTATCAAGTATGGCACAACAACTCGTTCCAATTACAAGATTAGGTAAATTTTTTGGTGGGGAAGATTTCTCATTAGACATTTCTATGGGTCGTGAATGGCTTGGTGGGGATATGAATTTCACCATTGTACTTTACAAGGTTGATAGAACAAAAACAGTTAATGATGATGTTTACGGTGAGGTACAACAAAACGGAATACAATTTTTAGCACCCGTATCTATTAATGCTTATGTTAGGATTGAAGAAGCGGCAAGTCAATTTTTGGGTAGTAGTAAAATTATTCAAAATGAACCTGGTTTGTTAAAGTTTTCCGTTTATAAACAAGAACTCGCTGATTTACAAGTTGATATTGAATTGGGTGATTATATTGGGTATTGGATAACAGAATCCCAAGTTAGGTATTATTCAATAATGGACGCAGGTATTCCTGACTATGACAATAAACACACTTATGGTGGATATAAAGGATTTTACTTTTCTTACACTGCAACACCTGCAAGTGAAAACGAATTTATGGGATTATAATGGCATTACCAAGAAAACGAAAAGAGATTATTCCAAATATTAATCTTAAGCCAGAAAAAATTCTTTTGGCTCGTAGAGAACAATTGCTTGAAGATATTAAGTATGATGGAACTTATTTACCAAAGTCTTTAATGCATCCCGAATTAGACAGGGGATTCTTAGATTTTGTAAAAGAAGATTTGGAAACAACGGTTGCTGGTAGTATAATACCAATGATTGATTTAATTATTACCACACAAAACTGGGCTCAATTTACAGAAACTTGGAACATCCAAGATTTGAATGGTAATCCATCATTACCTTTTATTACAGTTGTTCGTCAACCTGAAGTTAAATACGGAAGCAATCCTGCCATTATGTATAATATTCCAAACAGAAAAGAATATTTTTACGCAGCCGTTCCGTCTTGGAATGGAAACATTAAAGGTTTGGATATCTATAAAATTCCACAACCAGTTCCTGTTGATATTACTTACAATGTTAAAATTGTTTGTAATAGAATGAGAGAGTTAAATGAGTTTAACAAAAATGTGATACAAACTTTTGCGTCAAGACAAGCCTATAGACAAATTAATGGTCATTATATCCCAATCATTATGGGTGCAATTTCTGATGAGTCAGTTGTTGAGGTTCAAAGAAGAAGATTTTATATTCAAAATTATGAATTCACCATGTTAGGATTTTTATTGGATGAAGATGAGTTTGAAGTCGCCCCTGCGGTTTCTCGTGTGTTAAACACTTTTGAAGTATCTGTTCAAACATCAAGACCTAAGAAAAAGAAATACCCCGAAAATATTGATGAATATAATTTAAGTGTTTCTGTACCAAGTGGGTCAACACAAACTGATTTAATGGTTGATTATACAGGTGATTTTAATTTATTAACAAAAATAAATATTACCAATTTTGATGTGTATATAAAACCACAAGGACAATTAACTTTTGATTATTATGGTAGTGATGTCTCATTAATACAAGTCAATACTAACGATACTTTAAGGCTTGTTGTTACAAGTAGACCCGATGCAACACTACCATCAACATTCAATTATGCAATCAAATTGTTTGGTGTAAATTATGATGTTCCACCACAACCAAACTCAAATGGGAACCCCCACTCATGATTCACCATAAATGTCTTTTTTAATTTGACATTTTTCTTTAATCAAATTTTCCAAAAATCTATACATCTTAATACCGTGTTTATCACAGTATTTCTTTAAAATATCGTGTGACTCTATTGATATCTTCAAATTCTTTATTTTCTTTTCCATAGGTAGAATAAAGGCAGAAAATATTCTGCCCATATTATAAATAGATAGTATAAAGTAAAGTTTTTCTTAATTCTGTTAATATTTATCTATAAAATAAATAAAACTGAATAACTAAAACAAAATGGCAGTATCAAATAAAGTATTCGTATCTCCTGGTGTCTATACATCAGAGAGAGACCTTAGCTTCGTAGCTCAAAGTGTGGGGGTAACCACTCTTGGTCTTGTTGGGGAGACATTAACAGGTCCGGCTTTCGAACCAATCTTCATCACAAATTATGATGATTTTGAATCATATTTCGGTGGAACAATCCCCGAAAAATTCGTAAACACTCAAATCCCAAAATATGAGTTGGCTTATATAGCAAAATCGTACCTTCAACAATCTAACCAATTGTTTGTAACAAGGGTATTGGGTTTATCAGGTTATGATGCGGGTTCATCTTGGTCAATCACAACAATTGCCAATGTTGACGGAAGTACTGTGGGTCTTAGTGTATCAACAGGTACAACATACTCTGTTACCTTTACGGGAACAACAGGTGGAACTGCTATTACATATACTTCATCATTCCCATCTATAATCCAAACAGGAAATACATACACACAATATAATGGTGGTGTATCAACAATTACTACGGATTTATATAATCAAATTCAAACAATCATTAATAACTCAGGAACTACTTCAGGAGCATCGGCATACATTTTTGGAACCGTGTCAACATCTGATTATAATTCGTTATTACCAGGATATACCGCTCAGACAAACGTTTATAATGTGTCTGGACTTTCTGTTTATGATGCTGACTTTACATCACCAAGTGATGATACTTGGTATTACGCAAACTTTGATATTACAACAGGAGATACTTATACAGGATATTCTTTCTTTAACGTAGTATCCGCAATGACTGATTTAGGTTCTGGTAAATATTCAGGAACTATCACAGGTAACACTTATACATATTCAGGTACAGCTTATGAGGGTTGGAATGATGTTGTTGTTGCAACTTTACGTTCAAGAGGTGTTTCGTTGTTTACATCAGACTATCATGGTCCACAATATCAAATTACAGGAACAACTGATGTTATTATAGATAATTCAGGTTCTTATTCAGGAATATCTCAAAACCCATTCGCACAATTTGCGATTTCAGGTTATACTGACAACGCTGAAACACCAGATTCGTTCTCGTTTGTTGCGTCTATGAATAGTAACGACACAAATTATATTACAAAAGTATTTGGTATTTCTAACTTCGGTAAAAATAGAGTTGAAACACCATTGTTTGTTGAAGAACAATTCCAAACAATGTTGACTTATGGTTATAACAAAGGTTACATCAGAGGTATTAACTCATCGTTAATTAGTTTACCAGGTTTAAGAAACCCTGTAACTACAGGTACAATTGCTAACTACTTGGAACAATACCAATCACCTGAATCACCGTGGGTTGTATCTGAACTTAATGGTTCTACAGTTGAAAGATTGTTTAAGTTTTATTCAATTGCTGATGGTAATAGCGCAAACACTCAAATTAAAATTTCAATCCAAAATATTTCATTTAACAACTTAAGTTTTGACATTGCGGTTCGTGATTTCTTTGATACAGATGCTAATCCTGTTGTTATAGAAAAATACACAAATTGTACTATGGACCCAACAAACAATAACTATGTTGGTGTTAAAATTGGTACTAGTGATGGAGAATACTCATTGAATTCTAAGTACATAATGTTGGAGATGAACACTGAAGCAAATCCTGAAAGTGTACCTTGTGGTTTTGAAGGATATGTTATTAGAACATACGGTTCAGCAACTTCTCCATTCCCAGTTTATAAAGTGGCATACAACTTCCCAGGTGAAGTAATTTACAACCCACCATTTGGTATTGTTACAAACCCACCATTCTCATATACAGGTTTTGATAACAAAGCGGTATCTGGCGGTGATAAAGTAAGAAGTACTTATTTGGGTATTTCATCTCAAATTGGTTATGACCCATTATTCTTTGAATATAAAGGTAAACAAAAACCTCTTGATTTATGTGTTGAAGGTGATGCTTTACCTTGGAATACTGTAACTAAAGGATTCCACATGGATTCGGGAGCAACAGTTGTAAATATTGCTTATGGTACTACTTCAGGAACACCAGCGTTTGATTGTGGGGTTGCTTCATTCCAATCTGACCCTGAAACACCCGCAAATCCATACTTCCAAATCCAAGCAAGAAAATTCACATTATTATTACAAGGTGGATTTGATGGTTGGGATATTTATAGTGAAAGTAGAACAAATACAGATAGATTTATATTAGGTGGTAGTGGATACCAAGCGGGAGCTTGTCCAACTACAAGATACCCTAACGCAACTGGTTGGGGAGCTTTCAAACCAATTGCTATTAGTAACTTTACAGATTATTCAAATACTGACTACTACGCATACTTGTTAGGTATTAATACTTTCGCAAACCCTGAAGCGGTTAACATAAATGTATTTGCAACACCTGGTATTGATTATGTTAATAACTCAAACTTGGTTGAGGATTCAATTTCTATGGTAACATTTGATAGAGCGGATTCAATCTACATTTGTACAACACCTGATACAGCAATGTTTGTACCAGTAACAAATATAGCTGATTTCATCTACCCAACAGAAGCGGTTAATAACTTAGATAATACAGGAATTGATTCTAACTACACAGCAACTTATTACCCATGGATTTTGGTAAGAGATACTGTAAATAACACACAAATTTACATACCACCAACAAATGAAGTTTGTAGAAACTTAGCGTTGACTGATAACATTTCGTTCCCATGGTTCGCAACTGCGGGTTACACAAGAGGTTTGGTAAATGCTGTTAAAGCACGTAAGAAGCTTACACAAGAAGATAGAGATACTTTGTACCAAGGTAGAATTAACCCTATCGCAACTTTCTCAGATGTTGGAACTGTAATTTGGGGTAATAAAACATTACAAATTGCTGACACAGCACTTAACAGAATTAACGTAAGAAGATTGTTATTACAAGCTCGTAAGTTAATTTCAGCGGTGGCGGTAAGATTATTGTTTGAACAAAACGACGCTAAGGTAAGACAAGACTTCTTGGATTCAGTTAACCCTATCTTGGACGCTATTAGAAGAGACAGAGGTTTATATGATTTCCGTGTTACTGTAAGTAATTCACCTGAAGATTTAGACAGAAATACTATGTCGGGTAAAATTTACTTGAAACCAACAAAAGCGTTGGAATTCATTGACATTGAATTCTTAATAACTCCAACAGGAGCGTCATTTGAAAATATTTAATCTTTAAATGATTAGAAAAAAAATACTAAATCCAACATCATCATTACTTGAAGGTTTTGATGATGTTGGTACGCCTGACATGAAATATTATGCCTTTGATTGGGATGATAATATCATGATGATGCCAACAAAAATTATTGTTAAAGATGAAAATGACAATGAAGTTGGTATGTCTACAGAAGATTTTGCAGAATATAGAAGTGAAATTGGTGTAGAACCATTTGATTACAAAGGTAGTAAAATAGTTGGATATTCTGACGAACCTTTTCGTAATTTTAGAACGGGTGGTGATAAACAATTTAAAATTGATGCCATGAAAGGTAAACCAGGTCCCGCTTGGTCTGATTTTGTGGAGGCAATCAACAACGGGTCAATTTTTTCAATAATCACCGCACGTGGACACAACCCCGAGACAATTAAAGACGCAATTTATAATCTTATTATTTCTGACCATATGGGTATTAATAAAGACTTATTAATTAAGAATCTTAGAAAATTCCGTGACCTTTCAAATATGGAGGACAAGTCGGATATGGAATTAATAAAAGACTATATGGATATGAACAAATATTATCCCGTTAGTTTTGGTACAGACGCAGGAGCTGCTAACCCCGAGGAATTAAAAGTCCAAGCAATGAAAGAATTTATTTCATATGTAAAAGGACAGGCTAAAGAACTGGGTAAAAAATTATATGTTAAAGATGATGTAAATAATAATTTTGTTCCTAGTATTGGTTTTTCAGATGATGACTTAAAGAATGTAGAAGTAATGAAGAAGAGTTTTAAAGATGAACCAGTATTAAAGACTTATTCTACTGCTGGAGGAACTAAAACCAGATACTAAAGAATCATAATTTTTAAAAAATCAAAGTAAACACAAAAATTTTCAAACAACGAGTATTTATAAATAAATAAACTAAAACAAAAAACTAAAAAAAAAAATATACCATGGCTGATTTATTAATGAAAATGCCGGTTCCTTACGAACCAAAAAGAGCGAACCGATTTATACTAAGGTTTGACACAAGTTTAGGTATTAATGAATGGTTCGTAGAATCATCAGGAAGACCAAGTATTGATATTAACCCTGTTGAGATACAATTTTTGAACACTTCTACATATGTAGCGGGTAGATTCAAATGGAATCCAATCTCAGTTAAATTCCGTGACCCAATTGGTCCATCAGCAACACAAGCTCTTATGGAGTGGGTTCGTTTACACGCTGAATCAGT